TAAAGTCCTCCTTATATATTTTTATTAAATTGTAGCATATTATACGGAAATTTATACAATAAATACCAAATTTCCCTTTTTTATTTAATATTTTTGTTTTATCATATAAATATATGTTATTCTGTAAAAAATAGTATATAATGTATATAAGAAATAGAACATACGTTCTATAAAATAAGGGGGAATAATATGCAAGAAGAAGTAAACAAAGCTATAAAAAATGATTTATTAGATGAAAAGCACTTACAAAAGTTAATTCAACTTGCTAAAGAGGAATTAAATAAAAAATAACAATATAAAAATCAAAGACTAGGCATAAGCCTAGTCTTTTTCTTTTAATCCAAATACCATATTCATAATTAAATTCAACTGTTCATCTGTTAATTGTTCAGCCAGTTTAATAGCTTCTTTTTGCTTATCTGAGATATCTTCTAAAGGTTTTTTATTGTCTACAGCTCCTAATAAGTAATCTGTAGTTACATCGAACATTCTAGCTAACTCCAGTACTTTTGATGCATCTGGAACAGTTTTGCCTTGCTCGTAAAAACCATAAGCGCTGGTAGTTATTCCTAATTTTTTAGCCATTTCTTCTTGAGTATATTTATTTTCCTTCCTTAACTCTCTTAGTCTCTTTGGTAACATTTCATTCATGGTTTATTCCTCCTGGTTATCCTTTACTGTTTCCCTTTTTAACTCTTATTATATTGATTGTTTTTTGAAAATATGTTGTAAACAATTTATACTTATATATACTACATTTTTACTCGAAATCCTTGTATTTATCAAGTGTTTTAAAGAAAATACAATTTAAAATTAAAAAAAATATTGACACACAAGATAAAATTGTATAATATATAAATATAAATACAATTTAAAATAGTTAAAAGTAAAAATAGACAAGAATAAATTGAAAGATGAGGTGATAAAATGAACGAACTTAAAAAATTAAGAAAAGAAAAAAACATTAAACAAAGCTCTATAGCAAAAGAAGTAGGAGTTACTCAGCAAGCTTTTTCGTGTTATGAGTTAGGGCTTATGAAACCATCACTTGATATTGCTAAAAAAATAGCCGATATTTTTGATTGTTCTATAGAAGAAATTTTTTTTAATAGCCCTCACAAGTAAAACTATAAAAAATAAAATAAACACAATTTATTCTAGAAAGGGGATTGAAAAATGGATTGTATAAACGAAATGAATAACTTAGTAGCAAGTATAGATGTAAAAGAATATGAAGGTCAACCAGTAGTTAGCAGTAGAGAGGTAGCTAATAACTTTGAAAAGCAACACAAACATGTACTTGAAAGTATAGAAAATATCAAAGCCGAAAATTCGGCCGTGACTAAAATGTTTATAGAAAGTTCTTATAAAGCTGGTACAGGCAAAAATTATAAAGAATATTTACTTACTAGAGATGGATTCAGTTTACTGGTAATGGGATTTACTGGAGCTAAAGCATTACAGTGGAAACTTAAATATATAGAAGCATTCAACAAAATGGAAGAAAAATTAAAAAATCTAAATCCGTATACTGGTATAAGTAAAGAGTTGCAAGCGATATTCGTAATAGATAAAAAGCAGCAACAAATAGAGCAAAATGTAAATGAAGTAAAACAAGATCTAAAGAACTTCAAAGACAATGCCCCACTATTCAATATAGAATGTGATACTTTACAAAAAGCCCTAAGAGGCAAAGTAATAAAAGAATTAGGTGGCAAAAACTCCTTAGCATATAAAGATAAATCTATTAGAACAAAGATATATATAGATGCACAAAATCAACTTAAAAGGGAATTTGCAGTACAAAGTTACAAAGCAATAAAACGTTGTCAGTTAGAAGATGCCTTAGAAGTTATAAATACATATAAAGTACCAACAGTTTATAAGGACCTTATAGATGCAGTAAATAGACAGATATTACTAGAAAATGTAGTTATGTAGATGGGAGGTAATTAGCATGGCAGTATATACAGGAACAGAACACTTCATAAAAAAAGAAGTAGAAGCAGTATCAGATATACTAAGAGCTAGAGGTTTTAGGGAAGAATGGAGCATTATAACTCCATATCAAGCAGAGATAAAGATGTTCCACGTGTTACAAAACAAGTTTGCACTACTTAGAAAACAAGGCAATAACACAGTAGTTGATTACAGCAGATAGGAGGCATCATGATAGCAAAATACATAATAGTAAGTATCATATTTAGCTTAGGTTTCTTTTTAGGAGCTTGGTGGAGAAGCATCCACGAATAGGACAAATTTTAGACATCATATTTTATTAGGGGGTGCAATATGAAAGAAAAGCGATATCAAAATGGAGGGGTTAAGATAACTGTAAAAAGTCCATTAACACCTTCTAGAGAGAATTTAGAAAGAGTTTACGACATATGCAATAAGTTATTTAAAGATGAAGAAATATTTTATCAACTAGGGGAATGCAAAAGAAGAAATATGAAAGCCGTATAAAGGGGGGATAACAAATGACAAATCAAGAGTTCAGAAAAGAAGCAAATAAGCTATTTGACAAAGTTGAATACATCAACGAAAACAGTGGCTTTATAAGTGCTTCTCTAGAGTTACATCACTTAAAAGGATTAAATAATGAACCTTTTTACAGTCTAACTCTTAGAACAGATCTTTACAGAACAAAAGACACATTCTTATACGCATCAACAGGTAGCAAAGACACAGAATACGCAATTTTAAAGATGCATCAAGTATTAGATGCAGTTATCGAAGGTGTAAAGGAGGTGGTTAGATGAAATGTACACCAGAGGTCCTAAACTACTTAGCAAGTAAATATCCAAACATGACTGTAAAGCAACTTATAGAGTTAATGAACTCAAAATGTAACTGGAGATAAGGGGGGAATAACAAATGAAGAGTAAAAAACAAATCTATGAAGAAACTCAGGACATGGTCCTAAAAACAAACACTGACAATTATATGGAATATCTAAAAACATACAGACAAGCATTCAATTCAAACATAGCTCAAGAAGAAAAAGATGACATAAGAAAAAAAGCATATGAAGAATACCTAAAAAAAGAGAATGAACTTTACGACATCCTTGCACATGCTTACATGGATTATATGCATGATGCTAATCCAATATTCGCATAACACAAAATAAGCTCTCTAGACGGCAATCTAGGGAGCTAACAAATAAACACTATATTATTATAAGATACTTAAATTATAACATGAAAGGGGATAAATTTAAATGAATTTATATGAACTTACAAGCAACTTTATAGAAGTAGATAGATTAATAAGTGACTATTTAGAAAATGGAGAAGAAGATTTAGCAGAAAATTTAGTAAAAGCTAATAAAATAATAGCTGATGAAATAAAAAATAAATCAAATGGTTTTGTATACGTTTTTAGAAATATAGATAGTCAAATAGAAAGCATAGACAGTGAAATAAAAAGACTTCAAGAGTTAAAAAAACAAAGACAAAACAAAGCTGAAAATCTTAAAAAGATGTTAAAAGACAATATGGAAGCACTTGGAGTTAAAAAGATGGAAACAGATTTAGGCAACTTTACTATAAGAAACAATCCAGGAAGTCTTATTATAGATGATTTAGAAAGTGTACCAGATACATATAAAGAAACTGTTGTAACAGAAACAGTTAAAGTTGATAAAAATGCAATTAAAAAACTTATAAAAGGTGGTACAGATGTAGAAGGATGCCACTTAGAAGTCGGAACAAGTTTAACTATACCAAAAACTAAAAAATAAGGAAGGTGAATAACATGAATAAAGCAGCACAAAGAACAAATGGAGCATTAGCACTTGCAGAATGCACTCTAGAAGGTGGACAAGTTTTAAACGTAGAAACAGTCAAGAATTATCTTGTAAGAGGTAACGGAGATATAACAGACCAAGAAACATTGATGTTTATCGAGTTATGCAAAGCTCAACATCTTAATCCATTCATAAACGAAGCATACTTAATCAAATTTGGAAGTCAACCAGCACAAATAGTTACTGGTAAAGATGTATTTGTTAAAAGAGCTTATAAAAATCCTAACTTTGAAGGAATGAAAGCTGGAATAGTAGTTTTATCTAATGGAGAAATGAAATACAGAGAAGGCAGCTTAAAAGCACCAAAAGAACAATTAATCGGTGGTTGGTGTGAGGTATATGTAAAAAATGTGAAATTCCCTGTTAGATCTGAAGTAGCTTTAGAAGAATACAGTAAATCACAAGCAACTTGGAAACAGATGCCATGTGTAATGATTAGAAAATGTGCTATGGTAACTGCTTTAAGAGAAGCATTCCCAGAAGATTTACAAGGTTTATATGATAGCTGCGAAATGAAAAACGTACCAGATAAATTACCACAAAAAGAAGTTGTAATAGGCAAAGCAACATCAGAACAAAAAAGAAAATTATTAGCAATGGCAGAGGTAAAAGGATTATATAGTCACGAAGATGCTAAAGATACATCAAAGCTTGAATATTTCTGCAGCAGTAACGGATATGACCTAAAAGACTTAAAATTCGAAGAAGTGGACGAGCTATTACAACTACTAACAAACTATGAACCAGTACAAGATGTAGATTATACAGAAGAACCTATAGAAGAAACAGAGGATAATGGACAAATAGAAGGACAGCAAGTAATGGATATGTAGCTAGGTTGGGGAGTAATCCCCTTCCTAGAGTAAGACAAGGAGGTTGAAGATGACAAAACGATATTATTGGTTGAAATTAAAAGAAGACTTCTTTGAGGAAGATACGATAGAGTGGTTAGAAGAACAGGAGAATGGAAAAGAATATTGTTTATTCTATCTAAAAATGTGTCTTAAATCCATAAAGACAGAAGGTATTTTAATCAGAAAAGTAGGTAATATATTAGTTCCATATGACGAAAAACATCTAGCTAAAATAACAAATACTGATTTTGATACAGTAGTTGTAGCTATGGAATTGTTTAAAAAAATAGGACTTATACAAATTCTAGAAGGTGGAGAAATATTTATACCAGGTATGGATGAAATGATAGGTTCGGAAACTGATAAAGCTAAGTTTATGAGAAACAAAAGAGCGAAAGAAAAAGAACAACTCCCAGAAGGTAACAAAATAGAACAATCTAGTAACAATGTTACTCAAAATAGTAACAAAGTTACTATAGACAGTAACAATGTTACTCAAAATAGTAACAAAGTTACTATAGACAGTAACAATGTTACTAATGTGTTACCAAAATGTTACACAGAGAAAGAGAAAGATATAGAGAAAGAGAAAGATATAGAGTTAGATATACATACAGATATAGATAAAGAAAAAAACAGTAAGTCGGTAGGTGAGTTTGCTAAACTCTATGAAAATAATATAGGACTAATAAATGGATTAGTATCAGAATGGCTTATAGGAATAAGTAATGAGATAGATATCAAGTTATTTAAACGTGCATTAGAAATATGTACTGAAAGAGGAAAGTTAAATCTAGGCTATCTAAAAGGGATAATTAAAAGATGGTTAGATAGCAATATAACTACATACGAACAGCTAAAGGCATATGAATTGCAAATGAAAGCAAATAAGAATAGTGACAATAAAAATTACGATATTGCAAAAGAAAAAGAAAAACCAAGTGTAGTACAATTACAGCCTCTCGATTTTAGCGAAGTGAGAAAAGAATTGGAGGAGATGGGAATTGAGTTATAAACTAGACGAAATTAGAAAAGAAGTAAATAAAAGAACTGTTCAATATGATAAAAACGAACTTGAAACAAAGCTTTTAGAAAGCCAAAGGGCGTCTAGAAACAAGAAAGTAAATAACTACATAAGAGATGTTATGTCAGGAAAAATAGAAAGCGAAATACCTAATATGAGAGAATTTATAAAAAATACAATAAACAGAGGAAACTGTTAGGAGGCGATGAAATGCTAATAGCTGCATCAGATAAGAAATATGGCATGCGTATAGAAATAAGCGAGAAAAGTACTGCAGAAGAATTATTAGATGAAACAGTTGAATTTACAATAAGAATGCTTATCGAACTAAAGAAAAGAAAAAATATGTCGATGGATGACTTGAAAACAAGTTATATATCATTAATCGAAATGTACATAAAAGAAATTAGCAAAATAAATTACGATTTAGATGACATTGACAATGTTATTGATCTAGATTCAAGAAGATAACATGATACAAATAACAACTATAGATTAAGAAATATAATATAGGGCTTTAACGAGCCCTAGGAGGAGGACAAGAAGAATGATAAAAGCAAATGTAAAAGATGGAGAAGTAAGAGCAATATTAGATGGAACAATTGATGATGTAATGGGTGATTTATGCATGCTAAATGATACAGTAATAAAAGAATTAGAAAGAAAAAGTGGAATACCTGCAGAAAAATTCTTAAATCTTATAACTGATGCTATGAAGCTAGTTTTAGAAGAAAATAGAATAGAAAAATCAGACGTTAAAGAAGAAATATCAGATTCAATAAGTAAAGACATATTTAAAAATAACGATATAAGATAGCAATACTTACAAATAAATAGCCTAGGAGTTAAAAAAACTCTTAGGCAGAAGGGGGATAAACATGGTTAAATCAGATATAAAAAATGGAATGAGTTTTAAAACTAGATATGGGGATAAATGCTATATCATTGACAGCAAAGTATACAAAAATTCAGATAAAGATGAATCTATTTTAGGATTATGGGGTTCACTAGAAGAGTGTTTAAAATCTTATGATAATGAATTGCTGGTATTGCATGAATCTCCACATGGGGCAGATATCATGGAGGTATATGACATAGAAAATAATTTAGTATGGGAAAGACAAGAAATAGACTGGAGTAAAATTCCTAGAGATACAAAAGTGTATGTAAGACAAAACCAAGAAGATGGATGGGAACTTAGATATTTCACCAAATATGAAAATAATAAATTTTATACATATAGTAATGGAAGGACTTTTTGGAGTGATAGTTTTGTAGATTTAGAAAAATGGAATTATTGTGAATTAGCTGAAACAGAAGAACCTAAGAAAGAAGTAACATTAGAAGACTTAAGGGAAAAACATAATAAAGAATATCGAAAACATAGTTGCACTCGTTGTTATTATAACAAATATAATGAAAATTGCATGTTCGCATGGTTACTAGATAACTATAATGTAACAGAAAAATAATACTTACAAATAAATAGCCTAGGAGTTGGTTCTCCTAGGCGGAAGGGGGATAATCAAATGGCACCAAGACTATCAGATATAGAAAAGGGAAAGATAAAAAGATTATATAACAAAGGTTATTCAATACTTGCTATCTCAAATGAACTAGATAGAAGTGATTGGACTATAAGAAAATACATAAAGGATACAAAACTTACTAAGGGGTCAAAAACAGTAGATTTGACAGGAGAAATATATGGGAAATTAGTTGTATTAGAACTAGATCATGTAGAAAGAAACATAAAATACTGGAAATGCAAATGTGAATGCGGAAATACAACAGTGGTAAGAGAAAGTAATCTACAACATAGAATAACAAAAAGTTGTGGATGCTTGAAGAAAGAATATTCCAAAGGACCCAAAGTAGCAATACAACAAGTAAAAACTAGACATAACAACGGGGGTGTATATTATTTTCAGCCAGGCGAGATAGTCCTAAAAGGCAATTATGAAAGCGAGAAAAAATGCAGCAAAGTAAAAGAATATAAACTAAGTCCTGAAGAACTAGCTGCCTATTTAAAAGAACTAGAAATAAAAAAAGTAAAGAGAAGAGGAGAATAGCAATGAGTGAAAATTTGATTGTAGTAAAAAATATAAAAACTGGAGAAGTATTAGAATTTACAGGCAAAAGTGCAGTAGCGAAGTATCTTACAGGTGTATATGGCAAGAAAATATACGCTGGAGCTGTAGCATCAGCTATAAGACAAGACACTCCATATAAAAATACATGGAAAATAAATTTTATAAAAAATGCTAATAAAAAAATATGCGATTATTGCGGCAAAGAATTTACAAGCAATAGAGCAAATCAAAGATTTTGTAGTAATACTTGTAGAGAAGAATATCGTGCAGAAGAAAAAAGAGGACCAGCGATAAACAGTGAGGCGAAAATAACAAAAGACAAAGAAATATTAGTACATAAATTAGTAACAATGTTAGCGCCATATAGAACAGCAAAATAGGAGGGAATATGGAAGAGAGATATGCACTAAATAAAAATGGAGAAGGATATGCAGATAACACAGCATATAAAGCTATAAGAAATGTAAGTATGACAGAAAAAAACAAAGTTAGATTTCTTATTCCAGGAGAACCAATAGCAAAAGAAAGACCTAGACTTGGAAAGAATGGAAAAGTATATACACCTAGAAAAACACATAACTTTGAAACAACATGTAGTTTAGCTTACGGAAACAGACCTAGATTAGAAGGTGAGAAATTAAGAGTTGAAATATTATTCAATTTCAAAGTACCGAAAAGTTATAGCAAGAAACAACGAAATAAGGCTCTAGATGACAAAATAGGACCAACTAAAAAGGATATTGATAATTGTATCAAGGCAGTACTAGACGGATTAAATGGAATAGCATGGAGAGACGATAGATATATTCATGAAGTGATAGCAAAGAAACAGTTTGCTGAGAAGTCTGAAATAATAGTAGAAATAACGGAGTTGTAAAATGGAATTTGAATGTGGAAACATGACAATATTTGGTTGTAAACGTATGGACGGAGTAAAAGAATTGATAATGTCAGAGATAGAAGCAGAAATAGAAGATATAAATGAGCAGGACGAAATAAAAAGGCAAGAATTAATAGTGATGATTCAACAAGAGAAAATGTGTACAAATATTTGTTGCTATGGATGTGAAAAAGAAAATTCATGCGTTTATAGATGCAATAGAGTAGATTGGCCAGATGAAGAAAGAAAAATTAATTATAACGATGAAGAATTGAGACAAGAAAAGTTACTTGGTATTAAATGTTACAACTGTGCAAAAGAAATCAATCAAGAAGGACATAAAGCAAATATACGAAGTGATGAAGCAGATTGTATATGGTTATGTGATGAATGCTTTCATAAAGCATGTGGAGACCAAAGTAAATTTGAAGATCTAGAAAGGGAAAGACTAAAATACGAATTCAAACAAGAAGAAATAAAACAAGTTAATTATGAACAACTGACATTCTTTTAGGAGGTGATAGATTGATATTAGCAAGATACAAAGAATTAGTCGAACTGGCTAAGAAATACATAGAAAAGGGATATAGCACATTGGAAGCAATTAAATTAGCTGAAAGGGAATTGGAGGAAGATTATGAGAGAAATTAAATTCAGAGGGTATAACAAATTCGAGAAAAAATGGGTTTATGGTTATGGATTACATAAAGTAGTTTTTATAGATGGTTCATCTAATGCATACGTAACAGCTGGTACTAGAGAAGTATTTATTGTAGATAAGGAAAGTGCTGGACAATATACAGGTATAAAGGACTATGAAGGCAAAGAAATATATGAAGGAGATATAGTAGAAAAAGAAATTATGGAATCAATATTTGACGATTCAAAACTTATAGGTGTTGTAAAAATGATAGAGGGTTGCTGGTGTGTTGTTAATGATAAAAAGAAGGTAGCTAAAAATCTATGGAGTGAAACAGATGTTAATCGTGTTATAGGAAATGTGTACGAAAATAAAGAACTACTGGAGGTTGAATAATGGAAGATAGAAAAGAATCAATAAAAAAAGCATTACTAACAATAAAAAAAGAATGTAGTAGATATGATGAATGCGAAGATGGACAATGCATAATATTGGAATTACTGCCTAGTCTTGATATATGTCCGTTATACCATAATAGTCCAGAAGATTGGGAGATAGAAGAACATGAATAGAGCAATAGCAGATGCAATAATCATATTTGTTATAAGTTTGTTAGCTGAAAAGGAATTGGAGGAAAATTAATGGAAGATTTATTTAGTAGATTAAAAGACGAAAAACTTAAAAGTATGAATTTAATGCAACATGAATTATGTGAATCACCAAGATGCGAAGAATGTAAAAAAAATTATGCTAAATGCACATTCAGAGAAAGAGAAGACAAAATACAAGAAGCATTTGAAAATTTAGAAGAAAAATTAAAAATATTAATAAAAGGTGACGATAGTGAAATTATGCAAGTATTTTGCAAATAATTGACATAAAAAAAGGAATGCTTTCACATTCCGACAAATCTCTTAATAATATTATAACAGGAGTGTGGGAGCATGGCAACATTAAACGTAAGTGAACAAGCAAAAGAATTAGCTAAGGAAGTAGTATTTGAAATAAAAAAACAACAAAAAGATAAAAGATTACACAATACTAAACTATTAATGAAAAACTACGACAAACTAAAAAATCATATAGAAAAAGTTAATAGCGATGGTTTCAAAGGATATTTTGGAGAAGAATTACAAGATGCACTAGAAGAAAATGATATATTCCTTAACAGTGTACTTAGAACAAAAGCAAGAACAGCACAAATGGTTTCTTGCATAGATATATCATTAGAAATATTAGCTGATGAATACGAGGAAAACGGAACTTATTACATATACGATGCTTTTCATATGTATTACATAGAAAAAATTACATTTGAAGAAATAGCTGAAAGACTTAATACAGGCAAAAACACTCCAGCAAGATGGGCAAAAGAGGTATTAAATAAATTAAATATCTTATTGTGGGGAGTTGAAGCGTTGGGGATTTAATAGGGAATATGTGGGGTTTTCATAGGGGATTACCGATAATATAATGATAGTATAGAGAAACTCTAATAAAAAGGTTGTTTTCTTTACGAACTCTTATTAAGTTGTCAGATAGCTTGGTAACCTATTTGACAAACATTATAGTTGTTCTTTAACGTACAGTTTTTTCTTGGCACAGACTTGTGTCCTCCTTAAGTATTAAGAATATACAAATTAACAACTTGGTTATGACAGGAAATGGCTGGGGGTAAAATCCCAGCAACGTGCAAGTAATGGAAATCACTCCCCCATGTAATACAGGTTCGAATCCTGTAGCTTGCTAATTGTTAAATGTAATTACTATCATACAACAACAGAAACAGATTTTAATCTCATACTCATACTCAATTTGAAAAGGAGCCCATGAAGGGCTCTTTTGTTGTGTAAAGAAGGAGTTAATCTAAATGAGTAGAAAAATATTTCAAAGAAAAGAGTATTCAATTTATAGATGTAGTGACGGATTTGTTGTACATAATACAAACAAGAAATTTGAAAACGGACATACACATGTAAACAATTTTTATAAAGCTAAGATACTGGTTATTATGGCTATAAAAAGAGAGATAGACGATAAGCTAAGTAAAAGAGATATACAAAGCTTGATTAGATTAACAAATGACAATAGATATAGAAATAAATTGATAGATAAATTAGAAAATAACGAGGTGGTGATAAATGTCCAGAGCAAGAAGCCCAAATAGAGATAAAGCATTTGAAATATATAAACAACATAATGGAGAAATCTTGCTAAAAGATATCGCCACGCAACTTGGTGTAAAAGATGCTCAAATTAGGAAATGGAAATCTCAAGATAAATGGGAAGAAAATTTAAAAGGAATGTTACTAAAAAACAAAAGGAACGTTACCAATGAAATAGACACAAAAAAAACTACAAAAGCTAGTAAACAAGCTAATTGTGATGATTTAAATAAATTAAATAAAAAAAGTTCCGAAACCAACTCAACTTCATTAGGTGGAGCACCAATAGGAAATAAAAATGCTATTGGAAATGCTGGTGGCCCAGGCGGACCTATAGGAAATAAAAAAGCAGAAACTCATGGATTTTTTTCAAAGTATTTGCCAGATGATACTTTAGAAATAATAGAAGAAGTAAAAAAGAAAGAACCATTAGATATTTTATTAGAGCAAATAACTATTCAATATGCAGCTATAATAAGAGCTCAAAAAATCATGTATGTAAAAGATAAAAACGAAATGATTAAAGAAATTAAAAAACATAAAGATACAGAATTTGGAGAGGAAATAGAATATGAGTTTCAATTTGCATGGGACAGACAGGCAACTTTTTTAAATGCTCAATCTAGAGCTATGGGAGAACTTAGAAGTCTTATAAAACAAGCAACTACTATGATTAATGAAAATCCAGAATTAGCTTCAGAAGAACAAAAACTAAGAGTGGATAAATTAAGAGCTGAAATAGGCAGACTTAGCAGTGATGATTTAGATGATGAATTACATATAATTGTTGATTATGGTGATTGATATGGATGTAGTAATTGGATTTAATAAAAGTTTTAAAGAAGCTAATTCAACTAGAAAAAGATATAGAGCTATGAAAGGTTCTGCTGGTAGTGGGAAATCAGTAAATGTAGCTCAAGACTATATATTAAAGCTAAGTGATCCAAAATATAAAGGCGCTAATTTATTAGTAGTTAGAAAATCAGAATCAACTCATAAATATTCAACTTATGCAGAATTAACAAGTGCTATCAATAAAATATATGGTAAAAACGCTAATAAATATTGGAAAATAACAGCTAACCCTTTAGAAATGAGAAGTAGGGTGACTGGAAACTCTATAATATTTAGAGGTGTTAATGATGCTAAACAAAGAGAAAAGTTAAAATCTATAAACTTCCCTACTGGAAAGTTAACATGGGTTTGGTGTGAAGAAGCTACAGAACTAGCAGAAAGTGATGTAGATATATTAGATGACCGTTTAAGAGGGATTTTAACTAATCCTAATTTATATTATCAAATAACTTTTACATTTAACCCAGTTGCAGCAACTCATTGGATTAAAAAGAAATATTTTGATTATAAAAGTGAAGATATATTTACTCATCATAGTACATATTTAGAAAATAGATTTATAGATACTGCTTATCATAAAAGAATGATGATGAGAAAAGAACAAGATCCAGAAGGATATAAAGTTTATGGGCTTGGAGAATGGGGAGAAACTGGTGGAACTATATTAAACAACTATATAGTGCATGAATTTCCTACAAGCTTTGAAAACTTTGACAATATGAGATTAGCACAAGACTTTGGTTTTAACCATGCTGATGCAATACTTAGAGCTGGTTTTAAAGATGGAGAATTATATATTTGTGATGAAATATATGTACATGAAAAAGATACATCTGAAATAATTGATATTGCTAATGCTTATGGAATAGAAAAACATTTAACTATGTATTGCGATAGTGCTGAACCAGATAGAATTAAAATGTGGAAAAAAGCAGGATATAAAGCAAGACCTGTAGTTAAAGGACCAGGAAGTGTTAAAGCACAAATTGACTATTTAAAACAATTAAAAATACATATACATCCTAAATGTATATATTTTTATAAAGAAATTACACAATGGAAATGGAAGTATGATGAGAAAAGAGGTATTTATCTAGATGAACCAGTTGAGTTTATGGATGATGCTATGGCTGCTTTAAGATATTTAATTGATGACAAATTAAGAAGTAATAAATTGAAATCTAAAAAATTGAATTTAGGAATCTAGGAGGTGAGAAATTGATATTAATACCAGGATTTGAAGAAGTAAAAAGACCTATATTTATTACGGATAAAGAAAGACTGGAGCTTGATAATGTGCAAAATATATTAAATGAGCACCAGTGGTTTAAATCTGAAAAATACTATAGGAATTTAAAATATTACGAAGGTTATCATGACATTTTAAATCGACAAATGAAAGATACTAATAAGCCTAACAATAAAATAGTTGTAAACCTTCCTAGCTTCACAACTGACATAAGGACAGGCTATTTTAGTGGAGAACCTCTTGCTTTTTCTAGTGAAGATGACAATACAACAGAAACAATAAATAATATCCTTGATTATAATGATTTTCAAGATGTAAATACAGAGCTTGACCGATTAACCAGTATCTACGGCCATGCTTTTTTGATTTTATATATTGATAAAGATGCAAATATAAGGTTTGCGACAGAAACTCCTGATAACATGATTATTGTTTATGACAATAGCTTAGAGAAGAATATTGTAGGAGCTGTAAGGTATTACTATTATACAGATGTATCTGATAATGAACAAAAGGTTTATATGACAGTCTACAACAAAGATATGATTGAATACTATAACGGCGAAGTAGGAGCGCCAAAGTTAGTTGATATAGAAGAAAATCACTTTGATGGCATTCCTGTTATTGAATTTGTAGAGAATGAAAATCGAAAAGGCTGTTATGAGGATGCAATAAGTTTAGTGGATGCAATAGAATCTGTTATTAGTAGTTCAGTTAATGAGATAGAGTACTTTGATAATGCTTATTTGTTACTAAAAAATTTAGCTGGGACAGAAAAAGAAGATATCGACAAGATGAAAGAAAATCGAGTTATGCTAGTTGAAGATGATGGCGATGCTGAATTTATTACAAAAACAGTAGATGATGATTATACTCAAAACTTGCTTAATAGATTAGTTAATGACTATCACAAAGTCACTAAAACACCTAACCTAACAGATGAAAAGTTTGCTGGCAATGTTAGTGGAGTATCACTTAAATTTAAGTTATTCGCACTTGAAAAAGATATGGCCAAGAAAGAGAGTAAATGGAAAAAGTCAATCCAAAGAATGCTAGAGCTTATATGCACTGTTTTAAACATAAAAGGAACAAGCATTGATTACAGAACTATCAAGATAACATTTACTAGAGCATTACCAACTAATACATTAGAACAGGCTCAAATGGTTTCTCAGTTATCTGGAATAGTTTCAAGAGAAACATTATTAGCTCAGTTAGATTTTATTGAAAATCCTAAGCAAGAATTAGAATTAATAAATAAAGAACAAGAGGAACAAATGAAGAAGTTTGATATGTATGCTGATAGTGATGTGGTTAGTGATCCAAAGGAGGATGATAAAAATGTTAATAACAATAATAGCATGGATAGTTCTAATAGTTAGCATATTTTTAATGTTCTATAGCTGTAAGGATACATTTACTTGCAAAACTATCAGTGATAAAGTTTCAAATTTTATAAGTATTGCTTATTTCTTTTTTGTTATAATGCTTGCTTTGAGGTTTATTTATGGGTAGAAAAGCAAAGTATTACTTAGGAATGAAAAATCGTGATTACTGGCATCAAAGAATGTTAGATAGAGACAAGAAAAGTAAGTTATCTGAGGACAAGGCAGTAAAGAAATTAGCTGATGCATATCACGATTCTTATATGCAAATATCAAAAGAGTTAGATAGCTTCTATAATAAATATGCAATAGAAAACAATTTAACTTATGCAGAAGCAACTAAACTATTAACTCCAGTAGAAATGCGAGAATATGGATATAAAGTCCAAGAATTAAAACAGTTATATCAAGCTACTAAAAGTGAAGAAGTGTTAGTACAATGGAAAATAATGAGTGCTAGAGGCAAAGTGACAAGGCTACAAAGTTTACTTGATGGAATAGATATAGAACTTATAAAAAATACACATAATGTACAAATGACGATGACAGAGCATCTAACAGGAATGTATAAAAGGTCATACAAAGAAGCTTTAGCTGATGCTGGGGTAACAAACAAAGTATTACCTAAAAGAGCTATCAAAGATGCAATAAGTTATCCTTGGAGTGGTAGACAGTTTTCAAGCCGTATATGGAGCAATAAGACAGCTACAATGAATAACATAAAGGAAACACTAACAAAAGGATTAATACAAGGTAAATCAGTACAGAAAATGGGACAGGAGCTAAGGAAATTAGAAGGTGTTAGTAAGTATCAAGCTGAAAGGCTTATACGAACTGAGACCAATTTTTTTATGACCAAAGGCCATGTTGATGGATATAAAGACAATGGAGTAAAAGCCTTAGAGATATGTGTTGCCTTTGACGAAAGAACATGTGCTGACTGTGAAAGCATGGATAGGGAGGTGATACCGATAAATGAAGTGAGTTACGGAAGTAATGTCCCTCCATTTCATCGGCATTGTTTCTGTAGATGTACAATTATTCCAGTTGTAGATTATAAGGAAGGAGAATATTAATAATGAAATTACAAGATACAGTAGATTTAATGTTAGGAGCAGATTTTAAAGATAGATTTAAAGCTGAATATTATCAACTAGATAATAGAATAGCTGGATTACAAAGAATGCTAGAAGGATATAAAAATGGAACACTTAATTTTACTCCTAACTGCTCATATGAAATATTACACACTCAATTAGTATATATGGAAGCTTACAGAAATGTATTAGAAGAAAGAGCAAAAATAGAAAATATAGAATTGTAGGAGGTAACTATGTCAAAAGGTTTAAAAATGAATTTACAGTTAATGGCTGATGCTGGAGGTGGAACACCAAGTCAAACAGATGGTGGAACAAATAACACCGATGCTGGAGCTGGTGAAGGCTCTAATACAGGAGGAACAGATAATCAAACACCTTCATTTGACGATGTATTAAGTCAAAATAACTATAAGGCTGAGTTTGATAAAAGATTAAAACAAGCTTTACAAACTGCTCAAACTGAGTGGGAAACAAAGCAACAAGAAAAAATAACAGAAGCTGAAAAGCTAAAAAAAATGAATGCTGATGAAAAAGCTAAATACGAGCAAGATAAAAGGTCAAAAGAGCTAGACAAAAGGGAAAAAGACATAACTACTAGAGAGTTAAAAGCTCAAGCTTATGAAACATTAGCGGAAAAGAATTTACCAAAAGAGTTAATTGATGCTCTTAACTTTTCAGATGCAGAAACTTGCAATGCTTCTATTGAAGCAGTTGAAAAAGCCTTCCAAAATGCCGTTAAAAAGGCAGTTGATGATAGATTAAGAAGTAAACCACCAGTAAAACCAGCTGAACAAACTAATGGAGATGTATTTGGGTTTAACTTCACAGGTGTAAGACCTAGAAAATAATAGAAAGGATGATGTAAATGACAGTAAATTATGCAGAAGCTTATAGCAGAGAGCTTGCAAATGCTTATCCATATGTCTTATACTCAGGAGCATTATGGAGCAACGAAAATACAAGAAAATACAAAATAGTAGATGCAAAGACTATAAAAATACCACTTTTATCTACTGGAGGTAGAGTTGACGGAGATAGAACTAAAATAGGTGATTTCTCTCAAAACTTCTCAAATGACTGGGAAACTAAAACACTTACTAACCATAGAATTTGGCAAACATTAGTACATCCACAAGATGTAAATCAAACTAATATGGTAGCATCTATAAGCAACATTACAAAAGTAATGAATGAAACTAAAAAGTTTCCTGAGTTAGATGCAATGATGTTCTCTACTATATATTCATTAAGAAATGCACAAAAAGCAATAACTGCTGAAACTGCTGAATTAACAGCGAGTACGGTATTGACTAAGTTTGATGCAATGATGGATGCTATGGATGAAGCATTAGTACCAGTAAGTGGAAGGGTTTTATATTGTGATACATATACAAAAACTTTAATCGATAATGCTATAGCTATAGTTAGAAATAACGGAGATAAAAAGTTAGCTAGAAATGTATCTAGATTAGAGGAAGTCGATATAGTTTCTGTACCAACAGCATTATTTAAAACAGAATATACATTTAATGATGGAAAAACATCTGGGCAAACTGACGGAGGATTTGTAGCTAAATCAACTGCTAAAGATATGGCAATGATATTATTGCATCCAAGTGCTATATTACCTATAGTTTCTTATTCATTCGCACAACTTCAACCACCAAGTGCATTATCACAAGGTAAATATGTATACTTTGAAGAATCATTCGAAGATGTATTTATCTTAAATAAAAGAGTTGATGCGATACAAATATGTGTTAAAAAATCAGCTGCTTAATAGGTAATTTAAATGGATATTTCTAAGATAAAAATAAAATTAGGTTTGCAAGCTGATGATTCACAAGATGAATTGTTGGCTATTTTATTGTCAGATGCTATAAATTACATGAGTGTGTATATAGAAAGTCCTACAATACCCACTGAGCTTGAATTTATAGCTGAGGAAGTAGCCATAAAAAGATACAGAAGATTAGGGAGTGAAGGGATATCTACAGAAAAAATAGATGTCCTTTCGACTTCTTACAAGTCTGATGATTTTTATGAGTATAAACCACTGCTAAAACAATATAAGGCAAACAATACAAGAATAAAGAAGCTAAGGATGTTATAAATGGATTATAGAGATAGTGCAGTTATATATAAAAAAGAATTAATTGAAGATGGTTTAGGTGGCTATACTACAAAAGATGTAGGAATTAAATCTATTAAATGCAAGGTAGCTCCTTTTACTATTAGTGAAATTGATTCGGCTGGAAGGTTAGCGACTTATTCTAAAAATAAATTGTTTACACAAGAAAAGCTGGATAAATTACTGGATCTTGATGAAGATTTTTATATTTTATATGGAAATAAACGTTATAAAAAAGAATCAGTTGCTGACTACAATAAATGCTACATGATTGTTATGGAGCGTGATGAAATTGGAAATTAAAATAACCTCAGATGCTGAAAAAATACTAAAAAAATTCAATAACACTGCTACAGTTGAAAAAGATGTAAGCAAATTAGTAAAAGATACCTTGTATAATATCGAAAGAGATGCTAAAAAGAAATGCCCTGTTGATACTGGAAGGCTTAGAGGTTCTATAACTACTAATATAATTTCTACTTATAGTGGTGAAGTAGGAACTAACGTTGAATATGCTGAGTATGTAGAATATGGTACTAGATATCAGTCAGCACAGCCTTATTTTGAGCCAGCAGTTGAAACAAATGAGGACAAATTCAATGATGCACTTGATGAAATTATAGAAAGGTTATTAGAATAATGATTTCTATAGAATTACAAGAAAAGTTATATGCATTATTAAGTACATTGTCTTATCCTGTGTACGATGATGTACCTAAGAATGCTAAATGCCCTTATATTAAGCTTGGGGTAAATAGAGGTGGTGATAATTCAACTAAGATAAATTTAGCTTACAAGGATTATCAATACATAGATGTTTTTTCAGAATATAGAGGTAAAAAAGAAGTAATGCAAATTATGAAACAAGTTAATGACTTGCTTCAAAACAAAACAATTACACTTGAAAATATGCAAGCTTTCTTGTATTTAAATTCAAGTGAAATATTAGAACAAACAGATGCCAATGGTAAATATTATCATGGCATTTTAATTTATAAAATAAATTCACAGATGAAAGGAGCGATAGTATGGAACTAGATAACTTACAATTATTAGCTGGTGAAGGCGATACTGGAGAAGTTATAAGAGGTTTAGATATAATTGTATCTGCTGGTGGTAAGGCTATAGGTGGCCAAAAGAACTGCAAATTATCTATCAAAGCTGATTCCATAGATACATCTACAAAAACATCAGGAGATTGGAAAAGAAAAATATCTGGAGCGAAAGAATGGTCAGCTACTTGTGATGGATTTTATTATACTGGAGATGAAGGCTACGATGCTGCAGTTGATGCGGTATTAAGTTCTACTGCAGTTGATGTAGTGCTAGCTAATAAAACAAATACAGTAGGATTTAAGGGTAAAGCTTATATAGTAGGCTTGGATTTAGATGCACCTTATGATGATGCCCTTACATATGATTTAAGTTTCGATGGAAACGGCAAATTAGAAAAAGCTAGTGCTGTTTAGGAGGAATATATGATATTAAATATAAACGGAAAAGACTACGAATTAAAATATACAATGAGAATACTTAAAAAATTATCTCAAAGTGGTTTGGATCCATACACAAATTTAGATAAAATTGCGGGAACTGTACCTAATGTAATAAAATCATTTCATTATGGACTTTTAGAAGAAAATAATAAAATGACAGAAGCTATGGCAGAAAAATTAATAGATGCTTATGTAGCAGAAGGAAATTCTACAATAGATTTAGGAAATCTAATAGTTGATGCCGTAATGGAAGCTTTAGGCTTCAATGCAGATGATGCAATAGAAGACAATGAAGAAAATGAATTAGAAGAAAGTGAAGAGGGAAAGTAGAACTCAAAGAGCTAATTGAGAATCTATATAAAAAGTTAGTAGGTGGTATGAAAATGCCACCTTCTTCTTTTTGGCATCTAACTATACATGAAGCTAATTTAGCACTAGAAGGCTATAAAAAAGAACAACAAGAGCAATATAACTTAAGTCTATGTTGCTTACAAAATGCTTTAGGAATGGCATTTGGAGGGGATAAATTCAAGCCTATCAATCCTTTTGAGAGTGCTAAGAGTAAAAAAGAAGCTCATAAAGTAAGTAAGAAACAAAGAGAAGAAAACTTGGCATATATAAATAATTTATTTGAAAAATTTGGAGGTGGTGAAAATAGCAACTAAAGTTTTAAATGTAAAGATTAATGCTGATATAGATTCCTTCAAAACAAAAATGCAAGATGCTAGAAAATCAATCCAGGATATGTCAGAAAGTATTAAAAAAGCAACTGGCAATAGTAAATTGAGTGATGCATTAGGAACTTCTGACTTTGGCAAAAAGCTAGAAGAAGTTAAAACTAAAGCATCTAATTTAGGACAAGTATTTAAAGCATTACCTGGACCAGCAAAAGCCCTTGTAGTTGTGGCTGCTTTAACTGTTGCTACTAAAAAGTTATATGATGCTGGAAAACAGAGGTTTTTTGAAGGACTTAACAACATAAAAGATACAGTCTCCCCTGTGTTTCAAGGTATGCTCACCTCGATAAATGCAGTTAAAGATGCTTTTAGTGAGTTAACAGGATTTGATTTTAATCTTTCAAGTCTTATAACAACTGGAGCAAACTTTGAATCACAAATGAAAACAGTTGCTACAATAGCTGGAAGTGTAGGAACTGAATTTGACCAGTTAGTTGCAAAAGCTAGAGAATTAGGAGCTGCAACTACATTTAGCGCTAGTCAAGTGGGCCAAGCAATGCAATACATGGCTAAACATACATGGTCGGCTATAAAGAAATTTATAGTAAAAAATAGTGGGTTAAAATTGGAAAGCTAAGTCGAAAGATATGCTAATCAATTACCAAACTATATAGGGATATATAGAAGGTTTAGAGACTAGGAGGATTAATCTAGAACAGATAAAACTCCCACGAAATCCACTACCTTAACAAGTAAAGTTGAAGGTAAAGAGATAGTCCAACTCTTATTTTGAATTTTCATATAGAGTATGCTATAATAAATATAGAATAACAAATATGAAAAGGAGAAATGCAATGTATAAAAATATTGATTTTTTTAAAAAGATGAAAGAAGAAGGCAAGACATTACAGGAAGTATCTCAAATGTGCAATGTAAGTACTAAAACTATAACTAATTGGGAAAAAAGATTCGATATAAAATTAAGTAGAAGTAATACTAGAAAATACTATTTTGATGAAGAATACTTTTTAAACATAGATAATGAAGAAAAAGCTTATTTTTTAGGATTAATAATGGCAGATGGGTACATAAATAAAGAAAACAGAACTCTAGTAGTTACTTTAAAAAATGAAGATTCGTATATTTTAGAACAATTATTAAAAAGTGTAGGAAGTAATAATACTCTAAAAAATAAAAAAAATAATACTCAAAAATCAGCTATATTATGTTCTAAAAAAATGGTAAATATATTGAATGAAAAATTTAGTTTGTATCCTAATAAAACTTATAATTTAAAATTTCCTGTTTTAAAAGAAGAATTAATGAGACACTTTTTAAGAGGATATTTTGATGGAGACGGATATATAGGAGAAAGACAATGCTCATTAATTATAGCTAGCGAGTGTTTTTTAAATGGAGTTTTATCATTTTACAAAAAAGTTTTTAATAAAGATATTTACGTTGAAGAATTTGAACATTATTATAATTTGAGATTTAATAAAAAGGATAGAGATATTATAAAATATATGTATGAAGATTCTAACATTTTTTTAAAAAGAAAAAAAGAAAGATATGAAAAATATTGGAGTACATTGTAGGGAAACCTAAGTTCTAGGATAAAGAGCCTAGACAATGAAGTTTAGATGGCTGGTTGGTCAACTCAAGAAATGCTCGATGGGGTACAGTCAACATTGAATTTAGCAAAAATAGGTGCTACAGATTTAGGAACAGCCTCAGATATTTTAACAGATGATTTAACTGCACTTGGCATGCAAGCAAATCAAGCTGGCGATTTTGCAGATAAATTAGCTGCAACTATTACTAGAAGTAATACCGATGTTGTTTTATTCGGTGAATCTATGAAACAAACAGGTGCTATCGCTGGAGCATTAGGCGCTTCTATGACAGATTTATCAACTGCTATTGGACTTCAAGCTAATGCAGGTATAAAAGGTTCGAAGGCAGGCATGTCATTAAAAAATATGTTATCGAATATGTCACACCCGACAGATCAACAAACTGCTGCGCTTGAAAAGTTAGGATTAACTGCTGACAAAACAGGAAGCTATCTAAAAACAACAGCTGACGGATGTACAGATTTAGAAGCTACAGTAAAAGCATTAAGAGAAGGCACAGAAAATATGACAAGAAGTCAAAAAGCAGCTTTGATAGCTACTGTTGCTGGTAAAAATGCTTTACCAGGAGTTATGTCACTTGTTAATGCATCAGCAGAAGAATACAACAAGCTATCAGAAGCGATAGACAATTCAACTTCTACAGTATCAATGTTTAATGAAAACATGGGCATTTTAGGCCTTAAAGGTGAAGATGCTACAAAGAGAATAGAAGTTATGAAAGATGTATTTTCTAATACTGAAACATCAGCAACAGCATTAGGATTGTCTAGTAAAGACTTAGGATATGCAATATCTTTACTTGGCGATGATTGTAAAGTTAGTTCTCAATCTGTAGAAGATTTACTCGATGTAGTAGAATCTATGGATAATGCTAGTGGTAAAGTTGATAAATTCTGGAGAAGTGTAGGAAACGCTAAAAACATAGAAATAGACGGAAAAGCAATAAATCAACTTATAGATTATAACGGAACTTTAAGTGCTGTAGATAATTCTATAGTTGGACTTAGTGATCATACAGTAGAATATGCTAAAGCTCATAATGAAAACTATAAAAACACAAAAGAATATGTAAAATCACTTGTAAAAGAAGGAATGACAATAGACGATGCTAACAGTAAGCTTTCTAAATATGGAATAGAAGCTGAAAAAATATCATTATCTACATTATCAATGTCTCAAAAGACAGATTACCTAAGACAAGCCTTTAAAGGTATGTCAGACGAACAAATAAAAGCTAAATTGCAAACTATAGGACTTGGAGATAGCTTTGATGAAGTTAACGAAATAGTTGATATGTCAGATGAAAAATATGCAACTTACAAGAAGAATCTTAAAGAAATTGAAGGATTATCAACTAGATTAGCTGAAAGCATGGATAAAACAACTAAATCAACATTCCAAGCATTATCAAGTGCGATAGAAGATAGTTTAATAGGTGCATTTGAAAAAATGAAACCAGCGCTTATAAATGGCTCACAAGCACTTACAGACTTTTTCTCAACTTGGAGAAACGGAGACAAAAACACTTATACTTTTGATGGATTTGAAAAAGGATTGGCTGACTTAGAAACAAAAGTATCTAATGCAGCTAAAAATATACCTAATTTAATATCAAATGCAATAAGTGGTGCTAATAGATTTATAAGTGGTGGCTCTTTAGATAGTTTATTAAGTATGGGTAGTAGCATAGTACAAAATATATGTAATGGTATAAGAAACAACAGGGAAGGCATAACAACAGCTATATCAGACTTAATTAGCAAATTCTGCGGTTGGATAGAAACAAACGGAGCTACTATAAACGAAGCTGGAAAAGTAATTCTTACAGCCATAGGAGACGGAATAAGAAACAACAGGGAACAAATTAATACAGCCTGTGGTGTTATCTATGATGCTATTAATGATTGGGCAGAAATAAATGCCGAAAGCGTAGGTACACTTGGTGGAACAGTAGCAGATAAATTTATTATTGGATTTATAAAAGGATTTACACTAGATAAATTTAATTGGTTAAAAGGTTTCTTTAGTGGATTATTTAACAGCGACGGACAAGATGCTTATCAACAATGGGGTATTTCTAATGGAGAAGATTATACTAATGGAGTAAACTCAGGCCTTGAAAAAAGTAAAACATCAACATCTAAAGTTGCAACAGAAATGGGCGATGGCATCTCCAAGGGAATAATGGCCAAGCTAGAAACTATGAATACTAGCCAACTAAAAGAGTTAGAAAAAGAATTAAAATCTTTACAAACAACAACTCAAAATGTAGCTAATGGTATAGGTTCAAGCTTTGGAAAAATTAGAAATACAGTTAGAGAAAATTTAGTGGGTAGTGTTAACATAGGTAGAAATCAATTTGTCAACCTAGCTAATATTATAAAAAATCAATCTCAAAATGCTAGAAATAGCGCAACAAAGAGCTTTATATCACTTAGAAAAGTTATAAATACACAAATAACACAAGCTAGAACTGCTGTAACAAGTAAGATGATATCTATTGCTAATGTTGTAAGAACACAGTCACAAAATGCACGTAACAATGCTACAAGAAGCTTTATATCACTTAGAAAAGTTATACAAACTCAAATGTCACAAGCTTATAGTTCTGTAAATAGTTATATGTCTAAAATAGCATCTGCTACAAATAGAACACTTAACACTAAAGTTAATGTTACTAGAACTGTTAATACTGTAAATCAGAGTGCTAGAACAGCTAATTTAAAAGCTGTAAACACAATGGCATATTCAAACTTAGCATATAGTGCTATAAGAGCTACAAATAATGCTGCTACTGCTAGTTTAGCTAGTACATCAACTTCAAGCTTTTCTAGTTCAAGTGGTGTATCTAGTTCTTCTAATAGCACAGCAAAAGCTACTACAAGAGATATGAGGATAGTAATGCCAGTATATCTTGATAGCAAGGTTATAGGTGAATCTACTGCAGATATAGTAGATGATAAAATAAAAGTAAAAGCAAGAAGAGAAAATAGGAAGAGAGGTAGATAAATGTATAAATTCGGCGATATTGTATTAGACGATTTAGAAGGCTTTGGCATAAAAGAAATAGACATACCTTTACTACCTCCTTCTGAATCTGATTCTATTGAAACATGGAGTGATAACGGAGATATATTTAGTGGAAGTAGAAAGAAAAAGAGAACAATAGATATTAAATTCTGCGTTGAATGTGATGATGAGGATACTTATGATACTACAGTAGATGCTATAGCAGATGCTTTTGATGTAGATACTCCACAAGCTTTTTACATAGAAGATGAAGAAAAATTTATTTACTGCATTCCCGAGGATGAGGTGGAGTTTGGAGATGTAGTAATTCGTGATAATAAATGTTATGGTGAGGGAAGTGTGTCCTTAGTGGCATACGACCCTTATTTTTATATAGAAGAAGCTAAAATATTTGAAGGTGATAAAAAAATCACTTATACAAATGAGGGCAAAAAGCCATGCCCTTGTATAATTAATGTGAATTTGGAGCAAGATGCTTGTTATTTACAAGTAAGTGATAGTAATGGTAATGCTATTCTTCTTGGAACTTATCCAAGCCTTGTAAATAAATCAGTTAACGAAAAAGAAAATCAAATAGATGAAGTATGTGAAACAAAGACTAATTTCTCAAATGGGTCTTTTGTAGATGCCAATAGAGTTGTTACTGGTGGAGTAGATGTATGTGCTGTAAATGAAGGCGGATGGGCAATAGTAGCAAATGATTACGGCTCAGGAGATAAATGGCATGGACCTTCTATAAGGAGAAATCTTATTCCAGACATAATCGACTTTGAAGTGCAAGGCTACTTTTATTTTGATTCTACAGGAAAATTGAAATATAACGAAAATGCAAGCACAAATACAACAACTACTACTAAATATAAAGTAACAGCTACATCAATAGCTTTAAAAGAGAAAAGACTTTCTAGTAGCAAGACAATAAAAACTATAAAGAAAGGTGTTTATTTAACACCTGTAAAAGTAGATGGAAAAGAAGCAACTAACGGCTGGATAAAAACTACGTATGATAGTAAAACAGGCTGGGCTAAAATATCTAAAGGCTTAAAGAAGATCACTACAAAAACAAGCAATTATTACACAAATCATACAGCATCATTAAGAAGTGGAGCAAGCAAGAAAACAAAGTTATTAGCTACAATACCGAATGGTACGGCGGTTAATTACTTGAATAGTACAAGCGGGAAATGGAGCAAAGTAACCTACAATGGAAAGACTGGCTATGTATGGAGCGAATATCTTACAAAAGGCTCAGATACAACAATAGAAACAGATGAAGATATAGTTGTAGCTGAAAATCAATTAGGCTTGTTAGAAATGTATGGATGCGATGTAAATGGTGTAAAATTATTCAAGTTTATGTTATGTGATGACCAAAAGTATTTTGAATCAAACTATCCAGTTGTACAAATAGGAAATAAAACTGTACTAGAAGATAAAGATTTTAAATTGCCAGAAGTAAAATTCACAACAACTACAGAAGGTAGCGGAGATAAGCTTACAATAAAGAAACATTACCTTAATATGGGACAATACGGAGATTGGAACGAATTTAAAGGCCATTTTACTATAAAAAGGGAAGGTACAAAATGGAGTGTTGAAGTTGTTAAATATAATTCCGCTGGTGAAATAGTTAAAACAATTAAGCCGGAAGATATAAGAGATAGTGATTTTCCAACAGGAAATCTAAATCATATAGATGTTTTCTTTGGCCAATATGGAGAAGAAAAAGCAGTTGATACAATGACACTTAATAGAATTGTTGTAAATAAACTAAATGATACAATTCAAGAAGATACAAATTTATACATTTTTAAAGCTGGAGATGAAATAAGTATAGATACTTTAAATCAAAAGGTTTATAAAAATGGCGAGCTTTTTATGGATTACATAGATTATGGGAGTTACTTCTTTAATTTGGAACAAGGTGAAAATGCAATAACAATAAATTCAGATAGCCCAATATCTTCTAGTAGTGTAATATTCAATGAAAGGTTTAATAGATAATGTATAGAGTAAACACAATTTTTGTTTTAAATCGACAAAAAGAAATAATAGATGTTATACCTTCACAGGGAGACAGTTGTTTTTTTGATGATGAATATGAGTTGGACCTAGAAACTTTTATAGATACTTATACATTATCTGTAAAAGATGTAAAAAGGTATTCTGATAAGCTAATCGGACTTAACTATATAATTTTTAGATTTAAAGGCAAAGATAGATTATTTCAAATATTCGAATCTGGAACAACTCACGAGAAAAAGAATGTTATAACTGACATTTACTGTGAAAATACAGGGATAACACTTATAAATGAGCCGACACAACCTCAAGTAATTGTAGGGAATGTGAAACAATTTTTGAAATCAGTTCTTATAAATACTGAGTTTGCAGTGGGATACGTTGACAGCGAGCTACTTAATACAGTGCTTACTATTGAAATAGAATCTAAAACAAACGTATTAAAAGCTATTCAAGATAATATAGCTAGTTTCGGTGCTGAACTTGAATTTACAGTTAAAAGGCAAGGAAGTAAGTTAAAACAGATTATAAATGTATATAAGAAAAAAGGGAAAGTAACAAATAAGATTTTTACATATGGTGATAATGCAAATAAAATAGGTCAAACCAAAAAATGGTCCGATTTCTGTACAGCATTAATCCCTTATGGAAAAGATGATATAACTATACATTCAGTAGAATGGATAAAAGAAAAAGGAGATCCAGTCGACAAACCACTCAATCAAGACTTTATAGCTGATGAAGAAGCTTTTAAACTTTATAACAATGATGGTAGACATATATTTGGCTATTTTGAGAGTGATGCCAATAATGCATCTGACTTGTTAAAAGAAGCATATGAGGAATTACAAAAACGTTCTAAACCTCAAGCAACTTATGAAATGAGTGTTTCTTATGATGATGAACTTGATATAGGCGATACTGTATCAATAAGGGATTTTAGCTTTGGAGTAAAGCCATTACTTTTAGAAGCTAGAGTAAATAAATTAAAATTATCTTTTTCTGATGAAACAAAATGTACAGCAGAATTTAGTAATTTTAAAGAAGTTATAAGTAAGATAAAAAATTTATCTAATAAAGACGATTTATTAAAAGAAATAATTGAATTTCTTGGTGGTATTGGAATAGGTGATTTGACTGACGAGGATATTGCTAAAATACGAGAATACTTAGAAAAAATGGGAGTAGAAAAAGAAGAGATAGATAAAATATTCGATGAAATTAGTAGTATTATAAATCCAAAACCAGACCCTCCCGATGAAGGTGATGGCGACCCTATTTATATTGACACTTATAAAAATGGTGCATGGGTTGGGGATGACAGATTTTATCAAGTAAAAACTTCTAAAACTGTATCTACTACCGATGAAACTAATGACAAATATGCAGAAGCATTAGCATTATATGAGAAATATGACATAGGTAAATATCAAAACAAGGCTAATCTTAACGATTTATCATCTACAGGAAATAAATATAAACTATATCTTATAGTTGAACATTATGCTAGAAAATTTGGCTTAGATCCGAACCTAGTGTATGCAGTCATAATGGGAGAATCTAGAGGTGACCCTTATAGTACTACAGGTAGTAATGGCGGTTACGGACTAATGCAATGTGAAAGAAGTACATACTTCAAAGAGTGGGGGAATAAGGCACAAACTATAAAATATTTAGACGGCAGCACTTATAAATTTCTTCCTTCTTATGCAACAATGACACCTTACAAAGCTGGAAACACAACAGTCAATGGAATAACAGTAGATAGAAACATTCTAAATCAAATAAGATTTGGTTGCTGGGAACTACGTCAAGCTATTGATTATGCACACGGAAATATATTTGGTGGATTAGTTGCTAATAATATGGGTCAAGGCTCACTTAACTGGATAGTAAGTAAATATGTGTGCGATAAATACGGATATACATTCGTTGATTCTTATTATTTGAGTTCTCAATCAAATGAAACAAAATTAAAGGTTTACGAGGAATTAGACAGTGGAAAATTTGACTTTGCAGCTTATAGACAAAAATTAAAAGATCAAAAAGGATTAGGAACACCAAATAACGTAGAATTATATCTATGTTGGTATAAAGTTGTAAATGGCCAATTACCTTACTATTTAGATGCTCAAGGAAACAAGCTAGGCTATGGAGTTGGTACATCTACTCCAAAAGCAAAAGGTCAAACAAGTGCATCTGATATAAGACAAATAATAGTTGATACGGCAAAAGCTATAGTACAACAACATACAGATAAGTTGGCAACATATGACCAAAGTTATCGTACTTGGAACTTTAAAAAGCCTAACAAAAGAAAAGGCACTTTTTACGGAATAAAAAATCCTATTTGTTACGATTGCTCTTCTTTAGTGACTTGTTGCTATGGTGAAGCTGGATTAAAAAGTATATTCCATAGTGATTCCTTATGTGCAGCAGGAACACTTGTTGACTATGCTACGAGAAAAAGTGGTTATACAATGTTTAAGATAACTAAAACTACAATAGAGAATATGCTCCCAGGGGACATAATAATGATGTGCAATAAGGAGTGTCCAACTACATTAACTAGAGCAAAAGCTATGGCGTATAAATTTACACACCATACGTTAATTTATTGTGGTAAAGTAGACGGCACACATATGGTTGCACATGCTAGACAATGGGATTATTGGCCAAAGGCAATTCGTTATATGGCTGTTTACTCAGACATATATAAATATGGATTCTGTTTAAGACCTTACGATTTAGTTGAAGCTGACAATAACAATGTAGAGAAAACTCCTGTTATTGACAAAACAGATATGAATGAGGTGTATATAAAAGCAGTTAGAAAAGCAAATGCATATGATTTTTATGACGATAATAATAATTTGTTAACTACAGTAGAAGGCTTATACGAAGATGATGAAAAAGTTTATCCAAGTTCAACTCCTTATGCACTTGTACATTTTGGATTAAATGATCTAACAGAAAAAGGAATAAACGGAGTAAAAACATTAGTTAATATATTAAAAAATAAATATAGAAATACACCTATTTTCATACTAAAAGAA